GCGGAAAAAGCCAAGCACGAAGCGGGCAAACAACCGCTTCGGAAAGTGTGTTACCACACTTCATGACTCTGCTTTCATATAAATTGAAACACTTTTGGAACAAACCCAGGCTTACCCGGGAAAACGCTTCCAAAAGCGATCAATTCTCAGGCTAGAGCCTAGGACTAATTTAGTCCCCCGGACGGCTTCCGTCCGGTTCAGTATATTTACAAGCGCCACTGATAAGACGCCGTAGTTTAATGACATTGCGGTCATTGCTGCATTATATTGCATCTGGTTCTGTTCCCACTATCTTGAAAAACATGCGTGGTGCTCCAGTGAACATGCCCAACATGAAATCGTCACCGGTAGCCACGTATGCATGGATAAACGGAGCCATGGTCGTAGGTGAAATATTTCCGAATGAGGCTAACAATATGTGAAACATGTTGTACACGGTTTGTTGAAAGTCACCAGTACCAACATCCACCCACCTAGCGTGCGAAAAACGCTGGTTGGAATAATATGGGAGATCTACAGACAATACTGGGTTAATCCAAGTGTCTTGAACAACTGCTCCCACATGCGTGGAGGGTATTTGAGCTATAGATTGCCGAGCTCTAATACTAGCAGATTGAGTTGAAGGGCCAATAACGCTAGCAACATATGAATATCCGTCATCGTTATATGTCATTCTGGTCACAGACATGTAAGTACCCCCAGATCCACCTCTATCCTTGTGGTATCTCCATCGCAATGATCCTCTCCAGCAAACGTATGCTGGGGCTAAATAATTTAGCAACGTTTGTTTATTGAAATTATACTTCCCCCCGACTGCGTCATCGATAGCTCCTGGTGCCCTGCCTCTATAAAATGGAAAATTAGGTACCGTCCATTTGCAAAAACGGGGAGATGTATTCAAGATCGGTGAATATGTTCGACTATAATTATACCTCTTCAATAATGATCGAAATGATACAATGGGATCTCCGTAAAACACTTCATCGATCCGTTTCCTAGTATCGACAGGGTTTAAAGTGACTACTTGGTCCTGAATTGGGGCATTGCCGTCTTCGGTAGAATCTGGTTCTGCTCCATCTGGGCCTGCTTGAGGCGATAATGCTGCCGCTGGTGCACTAGGTGCTTGCGGAAAATAGGTGAAATCGTCCATGGTGGGAGACGGGTTGTATACTTCAAAATCATCACAAGTAGATACAAAAACATTTATTTCTACGTTATTGTCCACAACACTATTGGGTGACGTGAGTTCATTTACAATATACAATGTCAAAACACCATTGCCTCTATATCCTGAGGTTGAGGTGAAACTGGGTCCATATTGTATTGGGTCATATCCAGGCAGTGCCCTGTTCATCATAGGTCGGTCCAAACCCCATCCAACCTCTACAGTAAAATCGTTAGTATTAGCTAGATCTACTATATAGTTATAATTGGTATTGTACTCAGGCGATAATTGAATACTGGGATCATAGGATACACGCATCCTACCCTTGTGATAGGCGGAACACACAACCTGAAACCTGTACTTTAATCTGCCTCTCCACTGGCGAAACGGCATCGTTGCAAAAGCACATGCTGGGAAATGATATTCGGTGTCGAGAGACAAGGGATCTGTGTTTTGCGCCCATAACAATGGGGAAACGCTACAAGACCAAAGCTTCGCTTCTGGCGGTCCAACTGTGTTCCATGCAAAGGAAGTGAGAAACGACTCTCTACACGAAATAGACTTTACAGTCATTTCGTCTGTAGATCCCAAACCCATAGTTCTGGGGTCCACGGTCAATCCTTGCTTAGGATCCATAGACAACTTAATAGTAGTATCGGAACCATCCGTATTAACACTATTTGGAAAAGGTGTTGGTACCAAAATGTTTTCTCCAAGTGTTACCGGTCTTGTATATCCCATAGTAGAAGCCATCTTACCCACATTGTTAGCCACTTGTTGTGTGGCCATAGCGTATGGGGCGAGAGCTGGCACTGTTGCCAATGCTCCGGCAATCTTGCCAATGGCTGCTGCAGGTCTAGAGATGGGTCCATCATATTCATCAGGCCCTGCTTGTGGTGACAATGCTCCCGGTTGATCAGAAGTGGGCACAGACAAAGAAACATCTTCCGCCCAGGCAAAAACTGATATAGTTATAGGATCTGTTGCGCCATTGGCATGCTTGAGGGGTCCAGTTGAACGTACGATCATTTCGCCCATTTGAGCCCACTCTCTGGATGGAATACGCAAAGCATTACTAGGCCAAATAAAGGGACAAATAATGTCTCCTCCTTGATTGGTAGTTGGGTTAAGATAAATATGTGGACGTTGCGATTCGCCCACAATATCATTGAAGACATCCGACCGTGATGTCGTCAATTGATCAAACCCTGGCAAAGGCCTGTAGCTCACCAATGCCCTGCCATAGTAAAAACTATTTCCATTGATAAGAATCCGCACGTGTAATTTAGCACGCAATAGCATGTAATTAACTAACCTATTTTCTACACGTTTGTTTTGGAAAAATAAGGACCATGGGTCTAGCGCATGCCAGATGGAATTGCCTACCGTCCAAGAATAGGAGGCAATTTTAATTGGTCTGCTAAAAAACTCCTGCAACGACACGTCCCCTGTATCCGTGAGTTCATATGTGGGGTCTGTTTCATTGTCAATAGCATAAGACCACTGCTCTATCGCATCCGCGAATTGTGCAGTTTGAGTTTGTATTTCAGTACTCTCTGAATTTATTATTACATTGAATTGTGATTTTGTAGTGAATCGTTTATTAACAACTCCTAGTCTTAGATTCATAGGACTGGAGTGTTGTGAATGTTGTTTGACAAAAACTGAGCTAAATAGCCCCTAAGTCTATATATATAAAGCCTAACTAAAATGAATTTTCACGCATAACATGTAGTTGGTAAACCAGGATATATATGTACATTTGGTTTAATATGCAATGATGCACTCGCATAGAGGGACGAATTTAGGTATTCCCGAACCTTATACACCTTAACCATCGGTGTATTGCGCTATCCATTTCGCTATACGATCCTCATACGTATAGCCGAGCTCTCGACAAGCATGCTCCACTCCAATCTCGGTGGCGACAGCTAGTAGCTCTTTTACTCTTTTCTTATATATTTCCTCACCATGGCAGAAAAATTCTCGTGCTGCCCCATCGAGATTCGAAATCATTTGCTCTGTCATTGTGACTGCATCTGATTTCAGGACACTATGTAGGCTCTTAAATATGGACATCTCATCTAATGCACCCAAATTGTACCGTATCATGGGATGGTACACAGACTTACGCTTCAGGAAATCGCAATCTAACATGTGTAAATACGGAATGGGATTCGACTCCTTATCAGGCATTGTAAAATCCATGCCGCGCTCTGACAAGTATTTTGCAACTGAACAATGGTTATATAGAGGATACTCCTCACTCACAGAACCTATGCAATCATCACCGTACGTTATCAGGGCACACACATCTCTGAATTTGACTTCAGGGTTAACCCCATAAGATGCGCAAAATGCGCAACGCAGTAACAAACTATTCACAATGCAGTTTATATAAACAGTAAGATTATGACCTGATGGATTTGTGTTATTAAACGCTATTAAATCGCCATTATAAGCTACAAGTGGGTAGGTGAGATCAGTGGCTATACCTCGCATGATGCACAGATGCTCATTTGAATACCCAAAATGTGCAGCTATATTGATAAAAATAGAAAATGCTGCTTGGGACAACTGAGCTGGCATCTTCAAATCGTAGGCCTTATAATCACCAGCCAATATACGTTCTGCACCAAATTTAACTACATGATCATGCATTTGTTGCCATTCAGGCCCTGTTGC